ACATTATCGGGACTGGATGAACAGCTAAAAGCATTACAGGAAGCTGATGACTCAAAATTTTTATTCGAGATGCAGGAAGCACCGAAGCAGCCTAATTTTTCAGGATTAAATCCTGGAACAGGGAATACGGAAAATAAAGATGTGAATGCAGGACCGAAATTGTATTCACAAATGATGGCAGAACTAAATCAATAAAAATTATAGGAGGTAATAAATTATGCCAGTAACACAATTTAATGCAAAAACTTTTAATCCCGAAGTTTTCGGGAAGTACATGGAAACTATACCGAGAACGAAAAGGAACGAGCTTTTAAAATCAAGAGCGGTTGTGAGTGCACCGCAATACGTAGATATGATGAGAGAGCAAACAGGGTCGTATTACGTAACGGTACCGTTGTTCGGAAGAATAGGCGGAGCTCCTGTGAATTATGACGGGAACACAGATATAACAGCAGATGCGATGAAAACATTTTCCCACTCAAGAATAGTTGTAGGGAGAGCTAAAGGTTGGATAGAAAGGGACTTCTCACATGACATAACAGGAGGAGTTGAATTTATGGATGTAGTAGGGCAACAAGTAGCTACTTATTGGGATGACATAAATCAGGATATTTTATTGTCTATTCTAAAAGGGATATTCGCAATGACAGGAACAGAAAATGAGAAATTTGTTAAATCCCACACTTATGACGTGACGGAAGACAAGGATAAAGCAAAACAAGTATTTAATCCTGTTACGTTAAATAACGCATTACAACAAGCCGTAGGACAAAATAAAAGTAAATTTTCATTGGCAATAATGCACTCACAAATTGCGACTAACTTAGAAAATTTACAGATACTTGAGTACTTGAAATACACAGATAAAGACGGAGTGCAAAGGGATTTAACACTTGCGACTTTGAACGGAAGATTGGTATTGATCGACGATAGTATGCCTACTGAAGAAGTACCTAAATCAGGATCTGTTGAAGCGTACACTAAATATACAACTTATGTACTTGGAGAAGGGGCTTTTGAGTTTACTAATCCAGGAGCGAAAGTGCCGTATGAAATGTTTAGAGACCCTAAAACTAATGGAGGACAGGATACTTTATACAGTAGAGAAAGAGTTTGTTATGCCCCATATGGCATTTCCTTTACTAAGGCTTCTGTTGCTACATTGTCCCCGACTAATGCCGAATTAGAAAATGGGGCTAATTGGGAATTAGTAAACGATGGCTCGACAGGAACTAAAGAGTATATTGATCATAAAGCTATTGCGATTGCGAGAATAATTACTAAGGGGTAATTAGTATGAATTACATAGAAAACGTCAATGAAGATGTAAAGAAAATGATTAAGTCGGTAGGCTATGAAATAGTAGATGCCGACTTATTTTTATTGGAACAGTCAATAGACAAAGTTAAGTTTTATATTCTTAATAAAACTAATCAAAATAAAGTTCCTGCAGGATTAAAATATGCTTGGGTAAACCGAAGTGTAGGAGAGTTTTTGAATTTCAAAAAGGCACTTGGAAAATTGAACATTGACGGCTTGAATTTCGGACGTATAGCAAAAGAAATAGGCGAAGGTGATACTAAGGTCGTTTTTGATAATACGAAGACGACAGGTGATAAATTTGAAGTATTTTTGGCAGAATTAATAACTTACGGAGAAGACGAATTGTTAAAATACAGGAGGCTTGTATGGTAGATGAAGTAAGAGACGCAATACAAAGTTTGTGGGGTGGTATTTGTAATATCTTTAGATATGAAGAAACGACAGATAAATACGGAATAACTGAAAATGAGAAACTTGTAAAACTGTATGAGAATATTAAATGCAGACTAAGCTTTAAATATATCAGTCAAGCAAGTCAAACTGAAAGCTTTGCTGAAACTAAACAAGTTGTGAAGTTATTTATTGCTCCTGAATTGTATGTTCCTCCGGGCTCTGTTGTAGAAGTAACTCAAAACGGTATTACGAAAAAATATAAAAACTCAGGTGAACCTGCGGTTTATACACATCACCAGGAAATTATACTCGATGAATATAAGGAGCGATCGTAATGCCGAGAAGCAATGTGAAAGTTGATTTAAGGGAAATAAAAGAATTTGCAGAGAATTTAAAAGATTTGCAAACTCAACTTTTAATTGAACAGATAACAAATGAGGTGGCTGCGAGATTACTCCGAAAAGTCATCAAAAGAACACCTGTAGATCACGGAACTTTACGACAAGCATGGAACGCTAATATCGGGGCTAAAGCGGAAAAGAAAGGTAACGGTTATGAAGTAACGATTACAAACTCTATGGAATATGCGTCCTATGTTGAGTTCGGGCATCGACAAACCCCTGGAAGATATGTTCCGGCTATCGGAAAGCGACTTAAAAAATCGTGGGTAGATGGACAATTATTTTTAACTAAGTCAGAGATTGAACTTGAAAGAGAGTTACCGAAAATCATAGAGAAACGTATGGAAAAATGGCTTAAGGAGGTGCTCGGGAATTGATAAACAGTATTATTAACGCAATAGCGGAATCGCTTAAAAATATATACAATTTTAAAATTTACATAAATGAGGTGCCGCAAAATTTCAAAGCTCCTTGTTTTTTCATTAAGTTGGTATCTACTACGGAAAAGCAAATAATAGGAAATAGATTTCAAGTTACATCTGTTTTCGGAATAGATTTTATCGATGAAGAGAACGGTAAAAATGTAAGACTTGCACATGAGATAGCGGAAAAATTAAATGAAGTAACGCATTTACTAACACTTGAAAATAAAGATGTGGTAAGGGGTGCAAATAGGAACACCGAATTATCGGAAGGTAATTTACACTATTTTGTCCAGTACAGTTACTTTATTTATAGAGGAATAGAGGAATTAGAAAAAATGGAAGATTTAAAACATTCGGGAGGTGTTAAAAACTAATGGCTAAAAAATCAGATAACACTGAAGACATTAAATTTACAAAAGAACAACTGTATTTGTCTAAAAAGTATGAAATGCAGAGAGATTTAATAGCGATACTTTTAGATGACAGTAAATCATACAGTTATGATGAAGTTGAAAAAATAATAAAAGAATTTAAAAATAAGGAGGTTGAATAATGGCATACGGAGGAGGTACTTGGTTATTTCAAAATAAGTCATTGCCGGGTACGTACATTAATTTTGTGAGTTTGGTAAGGGCAATTGTAGCTTTAGCTGACAGGGGCTACTGTGCTATGGGGCTTGAGCTTGACTGGGGTCCTGACGGTGAAGTATTTACTGTTGAAAACTCAGATTTTCAAAAAGACAGTTTAAAAATCTTCGGATACGATTACTCACATGAAAAAATGAAAGGTCTGAGGGATTTGTTTAATAATGCTAAAACGTTGTACGCATATAAACTTAATGATGGGGAAAAGGCAAATAGCGATATAGCTACTGCAAAATATAAAGGAACAAGAGGAAATGATATCAAAATAGCAGTTGCTGTGAATGTTGATGAGCCAAGCAAATTTGATGTTATAACATTTTTAGATAATAAAAAAATTGATACCCAAACAGTAGGATCTGCATCAGATTTAAAAAATAATGATTTTGTTGATTTTAAAACAGATGCCACTTTAACAGCAACCGCAACAAAAGCATTATCAGGCGGAACAAACGGAACGGCTATAACAGGATCGGATCATCAAAAGTTTTTAAGCAAGATTGAAACTTATTATTTCAATACACTCGGGTGTTTGGCAACTGATGAGACAATTAAAAAATTATACATTCAGTTCACAAAAAGAATGAGAGATGAAGTCGGTGCTAAATTTCAGACTGTCGTTTACAGGGGGCAATACGCAGATCATGAAGGAATTATATCCGTTGAAAATAAGACTCTCGGAGACGATAAGGAATCCTCTGCTGTTTACTGGATAACAGGTGCAGAGGCAGGGTGCGAAGTAAATAAGTCTATATCTAATAAGATTTATGACGGTGATTTCAATTTTGAATTTAAGGAAAATCAAACTGCTCTTGCGAATGGAATAAAAGCAGGAAAGCTTTTGCTTCA